AATAAAAATTGATGTCGTTTAGAAGCTTTACTTGTAACTGTTGATTGCATCCTTTGTATGTTTGTTATCTTAACATTTATATCTTCTATCGCTTGTTCAATAGTTCTGCGTGTAACAGCTTCATTATTAGCATCATAATCTAAATTTACTGCTGGTAATGCTATCGTTTTGATATCAGCCATTATCTTTTCCCATCTGGTCTAATTTCTAACCTTAAATCACCTAATCGCCAACCATAATCACTAGATGAATTAGATATACGCATAGCTGCTTGTCTGCTTCTAGCTCTAGTATTTTCAAAAGTTGAAGCTGGAGTTACGTTAATAGTTTGTAAAGTAGACAAATCTTGTAAAGGATAATCTCTACCTTTTATTGTAAAAGTAACAGTATCACTTGTTGATTGTTGATTTCTAAATTCTATATCAGGTATTAACTTAGATATAAAAGTAAAGTTTTCTCCATCAGGAGCTAAATCAAAATCACTTGATTCTATATAGGCAGTAAAAGCATCATTACCATCTCCATGACCTATTTCATGGTTATATATATAATTTGTATTTACTGTGCTGCTATTTTTGCTAGCTGCTATTGGATTCTCATATATAGATGCTTCATTCCATGCAGTTCTAACAAAGTTATCTGATGTTGTACCAATTGACCAAGTATTTTCTAAGTAATTAAACAAAACATATTTGTCTATTTCTGTATTAGTGCCTGAAGGATAGAACCATATAACCTCATTAACCCCTTCATTTGAACCAGCAAAAACTTTGTGAGACTGGTCTTGGTTTAAATCAGATAAAACATAATCTAACACAGTACAAGGCAATCTTTGTGATGTTCCTGAATAGACATGAAAACCACTGCGATCCATAAAATACACTCTATTATTGGCATTTGTTGCAGCATTAGGCGATATTAAACTTACACCTTCAGCTACTTCTGTAAAACTAAATATAAAAGGCTCTCCAACAAAACGCATAGAAACAATACCTGAATCTGTCCATATAAGTATTTCTTGTCTAGTTCTTAATGCACTTATTATTGTAGAACCTTGTGACAACTGCACACCACCTGCTTGATTAGTAGCTGTAGGAGTCCAATCTACTGCACTTTCTCTATCTGAAAATCTTACCAACAAAGGATCAATTGCAGAACTACCTATAGGATTAGAGCCAAAAGCAATAACGTGTTTATCAACATCTGATGTCATAACTTGCAAGCAAATTGTTGGCACATCGCTAGCACCTGTTTCTGTTGATAAAGCAACTGCTCTTGCAGTTAAACCATCTGATTTATCCCAAAAATACAAAGCACCCCCTCTAGGAGCTGCTATAGTGTCATCACCAAAATTATCTATAGACCATAATCTTAATTGATTAGTTAAAGATAAATCAGATTCTTCACCCCATGTACCTGCTCCCCAAGTATTTACACCCCAGCCTGTGCTTCTTACATAAACGTCTAGACCTGAATTAATTTGGTAAGCACCTACTACAGAACTACCGCCATTACCTGAATCACTCGCATTCGCTGTAACTGTGGCATCAGAAGTATCTTTAGCTGTTATTGTATAAGCATTCGCTGAGGTGACTAAATCTATTTGATATTCTTGATTTAATACAGTAGCAGTAACCAATCCTCCTAAAGTAGCAGCACCACTAAAAGTAACAAAATCTCCCGTTACTGCACCATGACTTGTATCGGTTACAGTTATCGTTGAACTGCCATTACTCGCAGAAAAAGTAACATCTCCAGCAGAAGTTGTTGCTCTTATAGGTGTTATATCGTAATAATTAAAACCATTTAAAACATATAATTTTTGGTGTGTTCCTAAAATTACATAGTTTTCACCACTTGTTGCTTTATACGGATATAATTTTCTACAAGTTCCTATAAAATCATCTGTAGAAAACTTTGTCCATCCACCTATTCTTTCAGGTTTGCCTTTACGGAATCTTACTTTATCAGCATCAAACCAACCACCTTCATTTGAGTAGTTAGTTCCTTCCTTATTTATTCCTGGTTTAAAAACATATTTAGCTAAAGGCATATTAAACCTCAATCCATTCTTTGCCTTCAAACAAAAGAGCTTCAGCCTCTCTTCTTCTTATTAATCCCTGCAAAGTCTCCCCTCCTGCCTTATTCCATCTTTTAATTTGTGATGGTATTGTATGATAATCACCTGCATTTAATAACTTTAATAAGGTAGATTCTTGTAGATTAGTAGGTCCTAAGTTATAGACCCAAGCACACAAAGCATCAAATTGACATTGCTTGAGAGGCACTTTAACCATATCGTTTATATAGCCTTCATATTCAGGTAATTCTTCTTCTAGAAGATGTTCGGCTTCATCTTTGTTTATTTTATCTCCTTTCTTTACATCTTTTATATGACCATATCCTATAGTCCAAATACCAACTGAATCTTGATAAGCTTCTAGCTCACAACCTTCAAATTTTTTTATTAATTCTATTCCTTCTCTTGATATATTCATTTTTAATCCCCTGTTTTAGATTTAGGTGTTGTTACTGTTTTGTAATAAACAACAACTTCTTTTAATTCAGTTATATACCTCTTTAACTCCTGCATATTATATGCCATTACCTCATAGTCAGGTATTGTCATAGCCAGAAAAACTAATTCACCTTCTTGTTTTTCTATTTTTGCTAACTGCTCATCTACATTCTCAGGTGTAATAGTAATCCACATAGGTTCATGCAAATCTATTTCTCTTGGCATAACAGGATGAGCAATTTTACGCTCTAGAGGTTTTGCAGATATTTCTATTTGTTTAGTTGGAATAAGACTGCAACTGCATATCGTCATCAAGACTATCAATTGTAACGCTGATTTTCTCAATGTCTTCCATAATGTGTTTTGTTCCATTATTTATTTTCCTCTGCATTTCTACTGGATCAGCTAATATTTTTGCTGCTAATTCATAGTTTTGTATAAACTGTGTGTATCTGTTTAACTCTCTTTGAGCAGCCTGACTTTTTAAATTAAGTTCATTTAATTGTGTGGTTTGTAACTCAAAGTCATCTTGCAAACTTTGTATGGCTTCTTCTTGTGTAGCTATAGCACCTTCTAATGCCATGTTATTAGCTGTAAGTATTTGATTTTGATTGTATAAATAATAAGTTAGAAATCCTAATACTATTATTATTCCTGCTAATGCTTGATTCATTACACATCCTCTATAATATAATTAAGACCTGATGCACTTCTATATTCAATTAAATTATTATTTTCATCTTTAAACTTTAAATGTTTTTCTTTTTTAGTAATAATTTTTTTTGATATATAAGATTTATCATCAGCATCTCCATATTCTTTGTTAAAAGATACTGTTATTTTGTATCTGGTTTTAAATAAATCTACAAACCACTTTAAAACTAATTTTAATTTTATTGCCATTTACATAATTAATTAGCTAAAGGATTTTTACTATCTTCTAACTTATCTAATTCAATCCAAATTCTTTCGACATCGCTAGTTAATGAAGCAACAGAAGCTTGTATATTACTGTTATCAGGTATTTTTATACTGTTTATTTGTTTTTCTAAGTATGTAACTTGTGTTTCTATACCAGCGAAGCGTTCTTCAATAGCTTGTTGTGCATCTTCTGTTTCACCCAGCCCACCTATTTTATTTTCTAAATTTTCCAGTCTATTAACATACCCAGCTCCAGCGTACCCGAAACCAGCTAATGTGCTTACAATAGTTGCTAAAGCAATTAATTGACCAGCTTTTGATTTAAACCATTCCATATTCTTCTCCTATAAATTGGGTTGTTGTCCAATCATATTATTCATTAAACTTATATTATTGCTTGCTAAACTATAAAAAGCATTAACATTATCACTTATATTTATATCATTATAAATATCTTTGGATTGATACCAAGTTTCTTGTTTAGGTATTTCATAGGTCTTATATACTTCAAATGCTGGTACATAACCTAAGTAAGCTATTAATGTTGATTCGTCTGCGTATTGTCCTGTTTCTTGTTGTTCTGTTTCTGCTTGTTCTTGTTGTTCTTTTATATTGTTAGCAATAATTTCGTCAGCTATTTGATCTGCTTCACTAGCTGTCATTACACCTGATACTGCTGTGTCTATTTCTCCTTGCATATTACTAACTTGTACGTCTGCCATAACTACTTGTGGGTTATTATCAAATGT